AAGAAGTTATTAAAGATATTGGTGGTGAGGATGCTTTTAATCAAGAGTATGGATTGAGATTTATTAATGCTTCTAAATCATTATTAAATGAGGCAATTATTGATGATTTATTAAAAAATAAAAAAAATTATGTACATGAGCCTATATTTGAATTTGATAAAAAATTAAAATTTAGTTATACTGATTTAAAATGGGTTGAAGATGATAAAGTTTATATTCCTTTAATGAGAAAGGATTATAAAATAGTAATATCGGTTGATATATCAGAAGGTCTTGGACAAGATTACTCTATTATCAATATATTTAGAGTATCTGAAAAACCAAAAGATTTGATAGAACTACAAAAACCTTCATATAAGTCAATTGTTGATTTTTTCAGATTAGAACAAATTGGTATTTATAGAAATAACTACATATCAGTTAAACAACTATCTGAGTTACTTTATATGATTGTTTTTGAATATTTAAATCCAGACAATTGTAAAGTTGTTGTTGAGTTAAATAACTATGGTAATACTTTATTTGCTGAATTACCCCATGTTTTTGATGGTAATAATAATTATGGTTCTTCGGTATTTGTTAGATATAAACACCGAGCAGATGCCACCGAAGAAAAAGTTGGATTAAAAGTTGGTGAAAATAAAAATTTAATGGTCAAAGATTACCAAGAACTAATGCAAAATAAAGGATTCATTATTAATAACGAGGATAATATTAGAGAAATAACAACATTTGTTAAACATACTACTTCTGCTGGTAATACAAGATATGCGGCCGATGCTGGACATGATGATACCGTTATGACAATTGTAAATGCTACTACTGTATTTAGTCGACATGACTTTTCTGAAATGATTGAAGATTGGTCAACTAAATTTGTTGATAAGGAATATATGAATTATGTTAAAGATATTATGAAAAATATAGATTATATAGAAGGAGTAGATTATGGTCAAGTCTTAAAGATAAGAAAACAACAGATAAATAGATTTAAAAATAATAATAACAATGGAACAAATTGGTTCGGTACAAAAAATTTTTAGTTATTTGATTCCATTGTAGCACTTAATCCAGCACTTCTAAGTTTATCTTTCATTTTTGATATTATTTCAATATCTCCGTATTTAACATCACACTTTCCAATATAGTGAACAATATGAGCACATTGAGCAGCTTGTTCTTGTTCGTGTTTACAAACTTTCATAAGACAAGTAATAACCCAGTCAAATGTATTGTAATCGTCATTATGTAAAACCAGTTTATATGGTTTAGATAAAATCTCTTGTACTTTTGAGGATGTTTTCTTTTTAGTGATTGTCGCCATAATTTATTTTAATTTCTGAATGTTATATATTATTTGTGAACTTTGTTTCTTTTTTGTTTACAACATCAACAACAATAACATCAACATGACATTCTTCAGCCCACTCTTCGAATCTAATTAGATGTGATTGCCTATCATCATACATAACAAACTCATGAACTCCAAGTTCTTCAATTTTTTGTTCAAATAGTTGAGTTTTAAATTTATAGGTGTCTCCTCCCCAATTTAAATGTATCTCATCAAAAGAAATATTATGTCTATTTAGAATAGTATCAATATGTTTTCTCATGTTTTCTGCTTTTTGAAGTCTACCGGTTGATAAGATAACATAGTTATCTGGATCAGCAACTGCTTCTAAATATTTTTTATAAACCCATGGATTTATTGAAATATCAAAAATTTCTGGATTAATGCTATCTGATCTACCCCACCAACCACCATATGGCCATTCAGTTCCTGTTTTTTCTTTCCAAATTATCTTGCCTTCTTCAGGTTTTGGTGTATGACATAATGTATCATCAAAGTCAAATGATACTAGTCTTTTATAACTCATTTTATAGTTTTAATTTTAAATTATTTACAAATATATATAAAATTATTAAAAAATAAAAGGTCGCTTTATTAAAATAATATATATTTTAAAAATAAACTATTTTATGAAATTAGATAATTCAAAAAAAGGCACAGTAGTTAAAGATGTTATCAGAACTAAAATAAGCCAATTAGATATTAAATCAATTCTTATACTAATATTACTTGGATTGACGATATTGTTTGGATTCAAGTGGTTTTTTTCAGGTGATAAAGCATCAAAAGAAAGAGTTAAACAATTAGAACAACAATTTAAGGATTTAGAGAATCAAAAAAAGTCTGTTGATTTAGAAATAAATTCTTGGAGAGCTAAGTCTGATAGTCTTAGACAATTAGATGTTAAATTACAGGCTGAATTAACTAGACAAGAGGCTCAAACTAAAAAGGCTGAAATTGAAGCTAATAAATCTAAGGCTAATTTAGATAAATTAAAACATGATCTTGAAGAAACTCAACATAAAATAGATGAGTTTAAAAAGAATTCGCCTAATAGAACAGGTGATGCTCTTTTAGAATCACTAAAAAATAAAACTAAACATTAATATGAAAAATTTTCTAACATTAATTATAGGTATGATTTTAAGTTTAAGTGCTTATTCACAATACTCACAACCTAAAATAGATTATCCAAGATTTGAAATAGACTCATTGGGTCAACAAGTTCTGGTAATGACTATTGAACAAGCTCAAAATCTTGACAATGGTACAGATTTATTGGTTCTTTTACAGAAACAAAATACTCAAATGGGTCAATATGATTCTGTTTGTGTTAAAGTTATCAATGATAAAGAACAAGTAATTGCTTCTCAAAAAATGGAGATTGCTAAATTAAAAGAATCTATCAATAATAAAGATTTACAGATTAAAGCATTACAAGGTGAAGTGGCATCATATCTTAAAAAGATTCTTATTTTAGAAGAACAAGTTGTTAATAGAGAACAAGTTATTGGTGAAAAAAACAAACAAATAAGAAAAATTAAAACTAAAATGATTTTTGGTGGTATCGGAGGAGCGGCTTCCATTATTGGCTTAATAATAGGATTAATAGTATTAAATTAATTGAAAAAAAATGAGTTTTAATACTTAATATATAATCTATAAAAAATATTCAAATACAAATGAAGTATATTAGAACTTATGAAAATTATCGTGTTAAAAAGAACAGAGAGGAAATTATAAAAGAATCAGTTCTTCAAATAAATGATATTTACAAAGTAAAGACAATGATTGATATTCCTCAATCTTTAATTAACGCTTATGTAAAAAAAGTAAAAGATACCACTGGTAAAAATCTTCGTCAGTTCTTTGGTGATGTTGATATTGCTGAAGAAATTGTAAAATATATTAATATGAATAATTTAGATATTGAAAAAATTCCTGGTGGCGCTTTAATGGGTGGTGGTCAATCACAAGGTCAATCAACACAAAGTCAACCTCAAGTTGAAACTGAAGGTGAGGCTCAAACACAAACTCAAGAAGTTCCTCAAGAACAGGCTCAAGAGGCTCCTACACAAAATGAGTTTGAAGAGCCACAAGCTCAGACACAAGCACAAGCTCAGCCACAAGCTCAGCCACAAGCACAAGCTCAGCCACAAGCTCAGACAGAAGCTCAACCACAAGCTCAGCCACAAGCTCAACCACAAGCACAAGCTCAACCAGAAGCTCAGCCACAAGAAGAAGGTGAAGAAAAAGAAGAAGGTGAAGAAGGCGAAGAAAAAGAAGAAGGTGAAGAAGGTGAAGAAGGCGAAGAAAAATTACCGCTTTAATCTATAAAATATTTTTATAAAACACCGAGCAATCGGTGTTTTTTTATGCTCATTTTTTTATATATAGAATATTAAAAATCGTAGCAATTCCATTAAATCAAAACGATGTAAAAGAATTTAATTAATATAAAAATGAATAATTTTCATGAGAATAGTTAAGACATTTGATAAATATAATATTCAAGAGATTTTAATAATTGTGGATGTTCAAAAATCATTTCGTTCGTTCTTTACTGAAATGTATTTAAATCAGTTAAAAAATTATTGCAAAAACTTTCAATATGTATATCAAATATTTGATAATCATGTTGATGGCAAAAATGTGGATAAGGATTACTTATATGATGAATCACCAGAGATTCCTATTCATAAAGATCTTTACTACTTTCCTAATCAAAAAGACATTATTGAAAAAAGATACAACTATGATGTAAATGTTGACTTCTATAAAAAGATTTTAGATAAAGAAGTATATTATAAAATTAGTAAAATGGAAGAAGAAAAGAATTTAAAAAAAGGTGATATTTTTTTAACAAAAAAAGGAACATATATTGTTTATGTTGGTAATAATCATAAGTGGCATCATCTTAGTAAAAAATTATATGATATGCTTCTAAGTTTGAAAAATAAAAATGTTATAATAGTAGGAGGTGCTGATAGCGAATGTCTTGAAGATATCTATACAGCGGCTTTATCAATTGGTGTTAATATAAAAAGAGATTGGAAGTATATTTATACTGCTAATAGTTGTCCTATCTAAAGATAAGTTTAAAAATACAATTTATGTTACTACTGCAAAAACCTCATATTCGGATATCTCAAATTTTATTTCCATATATTCTTGATATCTTTCAGGATCTTCAAAAAAATTAATTTCTAGTTTGTATTCTATTGATTGTAATTCTTCAATATACTCTGATATTTGACCTCTTAAATCCATTTCGATTGATTCGGCCGATAGTCTTGTTTCATGTAGATATTTTGGTAAATCACCTCCAAATTCAGGATCACAGAATAATTCACCTTTATTTGTGAATATCAGTAGTTCCCACTTTTGTATAATAACTCTAACGACATCATCTTCAATTATTTGAAGATCATTAAATCTTGGATGTCCTGGATAAATAATATAAAAGTCTGTGAAATCAAAAGCCATAACATATATATTAATATATTATGTCTCTTTATTTAGTAGTATATCTCTGAATTTGCCAATAATTGTTAAACCTAAAACTATTGGATCAGTATTTGTTTCTAATTTAGAAGAATAGTCAGCAATAATAAAATTACACTCAAATAATTTATCTATACTTTTACTTTCTGATATAGACCAATCAATAAATGGTTTGCCTAATAGTTTAATCATTACATCAATCTTTTCTGCTCCAAAGTTAGTCATTAAGAAGTGGTAAATCTTCTCATAGTCCATTGACTTATCATAAATACAAGAGTATAAATCTAATTTTACTTTATTAGAAACATTTGATGTATTATCGCCAATAGTACCAGTTTCTAAATAATTTTGAACTTCGACCATTATAGACCTAAAGTCTGGAAACTTCTTAGTAATGATAGAAAATAAATCTTCTTTTGGTATTTCTTTGCCTTCTTTTGGTAAAATTACATTATTAATTCTTTTGTAAATTTCTTTTTTAAGGTATTTTTCTTCTTCAATATTCTGATAATCAAAGTTTATTTGTGGAATTCTTGATTTAATTCCATCAGAAATTTTATTTAAGTGATTTGTGGTAATAATAAATCTAACATTCTTATTATACTTTTCAATAAATGCTTTGAAGGCATCTTGAAATTGTGCGGATACTCTTTCAAATTCATCTAAGAAAATATATTTAATATCTGACTCAGTTTCCATCATTGAGCTAAACTTACAAAAGTCTTCAATCTCACTTCTTAAAACATCAATTGACGTATATAAAGAAGAATTTAGTTCTAAATAAGGTTTATCTTTTGTGTATCTACCAATAAGTATTCTGGCTAAACTTGTTTTACCTGTTCCAAATTGACCATAAAATATAAAGTTTTGATTTATACCATTTTCAAAGTTTTTCCTTATTCGTGGTAAAAGAATAACATCCTCCATGATTTTTGGACGCCACTTTTCCCATAAAAGTAATGATTTAACAGACATATATTTGATTATTAATAGGTATATAAATTCATGAAGAGAAAGTTTATATTTAATATATATCAATATGATAGGAGAAAAATTTAATTTTGAAGATGTATTTTTTAGAGATTTAACAGTCTGTGTATTAGATACATTAGAAGGACAAATTAAATGGATTAATAGATTTTCATCTGGTGATGTGTATGTTCAAGTTCCTTTTTATTACTCTCTTACAGGCGATGAAAGATTTTTATTAGATTCATTTTCTGATGATATAGTTTCTGAAAATAGATTTGTTGAATTAAATACTGATATGATTCCAAGAGGTCATTTAACTCTTACTGGATTTAATATAAAATCTGATGAATTTGCTAATCCTAATGTTTGGCTGAGAATGATTGTTGAGAATGAAGTAGAAATCAGAAAAGTTATTGCTAAAGTTAGAGCAATTCCTATCACGGTTAATTATGATTTAGAAATATTATTGAGTTCCGAGATTGATACATTTAAATGTTCTCAAGCTATTATGGATACTCTTTGGTTGTATAAATTTATGTATTTTGAATATAACTTTATGAATATCGATGCGGTTATTTTAATGCCCGATTCAAATCAAATTGAAATGTCAAGAGAGAAGAATCTAACATCAGATAATAATATTAAAATGAAAGTTTCTTTTACAGTTGAAACTTACTATCCAGCATTTAGAAGTGATAGAGTTAGTGCTACTGGTTATCCTCAAATTTATGGTTCGGGTATGTCTGATTTAAATGGTTTTAGTTTAAATGGTGGAGTTTCTGATCTTTTTCCACAGCCTGGTGATATAGGTTCTCCGGGTGGTCCAGGTAGCCCAGGAGGTCCAGGTGGTGATCCGGTTGGTCCAGGTGGTCCACCAAATGGTGGTTTAGGTGGTAGTGGAACAACAGGTGTTCCAAATCCGGCTTCTGGTGTTCCAACTCCAGCACCTTTTGGTCCTCCTGGTGGTCCTCCTGGTGGACCTGGTGGGCCTCGTCCTTGGGATCCACCTGGAGAGGGTTTAAATGTTCCTCCGACTACTCCTCTTGGAGCCACAACTAGTTTTTATAATACACAATCTTCTGGATCGCCTTCTGATGCATTTGGATCATTTACCAATTCAGATTATTTTATTATTTCTCCTAAGAGAACAAGATGGTTTAATAACATATTAAAAGCAAGAGAAAAAGCGTCAGGAAATATAATAAATCCAAATGGTTCTCAAGGACCAGCGGATGCGTCAAATCCTTAATAGTAAATAAATTTAAAAATGGTAAAAAATGACTTTTTATCTGTAATATATAGAGTATATAAAAAAAAATATTTTAAAATATGAAGAATCTTAAACTTGAGTTATTTAACTTCAAAAAGAACCTTACTCTTGACGAGGAGGAAGTTTCTGCGATAGTTGAGGGACATATGAATGTTTGTAATCAGTTATCTGAAAAACAAATTATAGTTTCTCTTAACGAAAGACTTAAACCATACACTTATGATAAGGGCGTTAAATCTCTTTTAGAGAATCTTAATGATGATATGCAAAATTATGAATTATTATATGAATTGAAAAATTTATATAATGTTCTTAATTCTAAAAATCAAGGTGAGCTTTACAGACAACCTTTAAATGTTGTTCTTCAAACAATTAATTTAGAAACAGACCAAGATAGAATGTCAAAAATACTTAACGAGTTGGCAATTTATGATTGGGTTCCTGAAGTTAAATTGTTTGTTCATAATTTAACAAAATCACCTGAGAAAAGAACTAATCTTTTAAGCGGTGGTAAAGCAGAGTCAACATTTACTATTGTTGAGCCGGTTGAAGAAGGTCACGTTGCTTTAGTTAAAGATTCTTGGTTTTTATTATCTGAAAATGTAATTGAAAAAACATTATTAGAAACTCATGTTAAAGATGAAGAGTCTCTTAAATCTTTAAGAATGTTAGAAACTGCCATGAAATATGCTCAAGTTTCTGAAGATAGAGTTAATTTTAGAATCTCTGAATATTTGACAGTTGGTTTAGCAGTTGGTAAAAAATCTGGTCTTTATATAAACGATGATGAATTAAATCAAGAAACTACATTAGAATCTTTATTTTCTTCTCCAATTATTCCAATTGTAAATAAAAATTTCTATCCTATTTTAGTTGAAGTTTCTAAAAACTTAGATAAGTTTGTAGAGTTAGATATTGTTAAAAGAGTTAATAACTTAATTAATCCTTATTTAGAAATTTTTGCTTTTAATTACAAAAATAACACTTTTGTTTATAGATGTGATGAAAGATATGGTAATTCATTTTTTAAATATGAATCTGCCTTAGAATTGGTAAATGAAGTTAGAAATGAATTAAATTATGATTTAACTTATTTCTTTGAAAATAAATTAGATAAAGAATTAATTATTAAAAGAAAATTAGAAGATAAAGAAAGAGAAATTACTTTGAAATTAGAAGATGTTAATTTTAATATTTCTAAAGTTAAAGGTTCTATTCAAATGATTGGTGAATCAGAAGTTTTAACTACGGCTCTTAAAAACTTACAAAAAAGAAAAGACAACTTAGATGCAGAACTACAAGCAACTAAGGAAGTTCAATATAACGAAAGAATTAAACTTTAATCTTTAAATATTAAAAAAAGTCTTCAAAGAAATTTGAGGACTTTTTTATTTTAAACTAAACTTACATGTTTAATAAATATATAACATGAAAGTACCTAAAAAAATAAATACATTGATTTGTTCTATTTATATACATTAAAAAACACAGGAGTTAATTCAACTCAAATAGAAAAAGATAATTTTTTTTCTATTCAAAAAATAATCCAACGCTTATCTATTTAAATAATAAAGACCTTTACATTGAGGTTATTGTGTCAAAATCACAAGGAAAACTAACAAGAAATGCAGAAAAAATGCTAGAGTTATTAGCTAAGAAAACAATCAAAAAAATGAGATACTGGTCTAATGATGATAAATTAGACTGTTATCAATCAGGTCTATTAGATATGTTTCAAAATTGGTATAACTTTAATGAAGATAAATCAGTAAATGCGTTTGCTTACTTTACAGAAGTGTTCAAAAGAGGAATCGCTAAGGGATATAACGAACTTTACAAGAAAAAAGGAGATAACGAACATTTAATTAAATTAATATCAATTGAAGGGTCAAATGATGGAATGGGACTACATTCACTATAATTAAAAATTTAACCTAAAAAATTCCTATACGAATTATCGCTAAGGGGTGTTGAATACTTAATATATAACTATGTATGATAGTAGATAAATTAGTTTTAATAAAAGGTCATCCTAAAAACTTAAAACATTATAAGGAGAGAGGATATGATATATCCGTAAAACAACTAATTTTAGTAAAATCTGAAGATTTAACAAATGGTTCTACATTTATTATAAATTGTAAATGCGATAATTGTGGATATGATAAAAAAATAGAGTTTAAAGAATACTTTAATAGGACAAATTCACTAAAAGATAAATATTATTGTTTTTCTTGTAAAGGAATTAGATCAACAGAGACTTGCATGTCTAAATATGGCGTTGACAATCCAATGAAATCGGATGTTGTTAAGAACGTATTAAAAAAATCATTAATGAATAAGTATAATGTAGATCATTATTCAAAAACTGATGAATATAAAAGAAAATATAAAGAAACTTGTAATACAAAATATGGATTTGATAATGTTTCAAAATCAAAGATTGTTAAAGATTTGATTAGTGAAATAAGATTCAACTCATTCAACTCTATTGATAAGTATAGAAATCTAATATCTGATGATTATTCTATAATATCTTATAATAGAGATAGAATATTTAATATTAATCATAAACTTTGTCAGTGTGATTTTGATATATTTATAGGAACTTTTTATGATAGAATTAGAAATAATAACATAATCTGCACAAATTGTAATCCTGTTGATCAATTATCCTCTGGGCGAGAAGTAGAATTAAAACAATTTTTAAAATCTAAAAATATTGAGTTTGTTGAAAATTCATATGATCTTATCTCACCATTATCTTTAGATGTCTATATACCGGAATTAAAAATTGCTATTGAATTTAATGGAGTTTATTGGCATTCTGAATTATTTAAAAATAAAGACTACCATATAAATAAAACAAAAATGTGTGAAGATATTGGGATAAAACTATTACATGTTTGGGAGGATGATTGGGTTTATAAAAATAGTATAATCAAATCTATTATTTTAAATAGAATTGGAATGTCCGAATCAATATATGCTAGAAAATGTCAACTCAGAGAAGTTATTGATACATCTATTGTTAGAAAATTTTTAAATGATAATCATATACAAGGATATTCACATTCTAGTATTAAGATAGGATTATATTATGAGGATGAATTGGTTAGCTTAATGATATTTGGAAAGAAAAGAAAAAACATGGAATTAATTAGATTTTGTAATAAATTAAACACAAATGTGATTGGTGGATCATCTAAACTATTTAAACATTTTACTAAAAATTACAAATTCGATACTATTGAATCCTTTAGTGATACTTCATTATTCGATGGTAAAATGTATTCAAATTTGGGCTTTGAGTTTATTCATAATACTAATGTTAATTACCATTGGGTTGTCGATGGAATTAGAAGACATAGATTCTCATTTAATAAGAAGAGTTTAGTTAATAAGGGACATGATATTAATTTATCAGAGTCTGAAATAATGAAAAGTCTTGGATATTATAAAATATGGGAATGTGGTTTAAAAAAATGGATTTACAAAAAATAAAATGTGTTCGCCCACAATGCCACCTCAGCTAAAAAATTTCTCAATTTGAAAGATTTTATTAAGTATTAACTTTAATAGTAGATACTGATGAACCAGCAACATTAATGGCTGTTAGTGTAATAGAGTAAACATTACTTGGTGAAAGACCATTTGATGACTCCGCAAAATTATAAGTATAACTACTACCATTTACTATCTCTTTAGTAATTTGACTATTGTTATTACTATTATAAATTCGATTACCACTATCAGCATAAATTATACTAGATTCTGACACAACTATTTGATATCTATTAGTACCTGGTAATTGATTCCAAGTAATATTTAATGGTACATTATTACCTATTTGAGTTCCGTTACTACATGTAAGACCTAACGAGGCAGTTGGTGAGATAAAAGAAACAACTCTATCATTCCATT